ACGCGATCGCAAGCTGTTAGGAGAAGACTTAATCAGCGATTGCCTTAAGAAGAAACATAGCGATCCGTACAGAAAAGAATTTGTAGAGATGTGTAGGGAATATTCACGATCAATAGGGTTAGAGAATTACAGCATTGCTAACGGTAAGTATTCAAACTTTTTTGACGCTTACAAGATGTATCCGAAATTATTTCCAGTTGTCCAGCAATTTATTAATCGGTGCGCTACGTTAAACCGTGAGTTTTTTACACAACGGGAATGGGTAGAATTTTTTACCCCATTGCTGCCAACGTTTGTTACATCGCAAAATTATCATTACATTGATAGCAATGTTAGGATGTGTCCTGAAAAGGCGTTAGGGTTTAAAGTACCTAAGAATCCAACATTTGAGACAATATTAAAATGCTCTTTGAAGTCTCATAACGTACCTTTTCATCCAGTAAACAAAGCGGCTTTTAGTTATGCTGTAGATAGCAATGGTAACTATTTGCTAGATGATGTGGATAAATTGCCTATACTATGTTATGGCGCGGATGGGTGGACTCATACTATGATTGAGTATGATGATAACGAAATTAACGAGGTCGATTATGTTGGAATCATTAGACAATAGCAACGGTGTTCAGTATTACGGTGGTAATGATCCCTCTAAGATGGGAGGTAGATTCAAGAAGGGCGGTGGTGGTGGAGGCTCTAGCGGTAGTGCTAAACGTAGCGCTGTAGGTCAGCGTAGTAGTCTTGAGTCTAGATTTGGAGCTAGAGCTGGCAATGTGGCTAAGCAGCAAGCGGTATTAAGAAACCCTAACTCTACTCAAGCGCAACGAGATGTGGCTAAGCGTTTACTGCAAAGGAATACGGCTAACGCCACAACAGGTAGTGCTTTACTTGGTGTATCTGCTCAAGAGAGAGCAGCTAACCTTCGGGTTAATCAACTATTAAGGTAAACGGGTAGAATGAGATCGTTATCTAGGGATACCCTAGATAACTTACTAGGAATAAAGTAGACTACTTGACGTTATGGCTGCACCAACAAAACATGATTGGGTAAAAATTAGTAAGGAATACATAGAAGCGCCTAGCGATGATTTGCGCCCTTCATTGGTAGCCTTGGCATCAAAATATAATGTCAGTATTAAATACATTGAGCAGAAATGCTCAAAAGAAAAATGGGTAGAGCAATCCAAGATATTTCTAAGGCGCGTATCTCAAGAGTCTAAGCAAGAGAAAGTGTCAAGCCTAGCAGGGGAGCAAACCAAGTTTGATGCTGATATCTTGACGGTTGCAAGGGCATTGCAAGGGCAAATCATTGGACATTTGAATGAAGCTAAGATAAAAAAAGAGCTTCTACCACCTAAAGATATAAGCCTGTTATCAGGCTCCTTGTCTACAATTCAGCGTATTGGACGGACAGCATTAGACCTTGATACATGGTCAGCAGACAAAATCGTAAATGAGGCATTAAAACTTGGCTACCTTCTCACCGATCCTCGAACTCTTACCAGCGACACAGGCTCGGATGGAAAGAGCTTGGGAAAAGGTAGAGACTCAGATAGCACAGAAGCAAGCACAGACGCAATCCCATTTGATTCCGTCATGGCAGGAGTTGCAGAAATCAAACCAACCATTATTCCTGCCGCCTCCCGAAATCTTGAAGATATCCTTGCTACCAAAGCAAGCGATAGCGTTCAAGACGCTTGATGTTCCTTATGTTGGTGTTGTTAGTGGTTACGGGGGCGGCAAAACCTACCTTTTGGCTAGGAAAGGTTTACTTCATGCGTATATCAATGCAATCCCTACTAAAAAGGGTTGTGCATTGGCATTGTACGAGCCTGTAGATGAGATGATCGAAAAGCTCTTAGTACCAGAATTAGATGAGATTTTAGATGCATCAGGGCTTAAATATACTCTTAGAGCGTCAGCACCCCGCAAATATACGATCGACTTCCCACATGGTCGGGCGGTAATTTATCTCAACAGCTTCGAGAATTGGCGACGTATTGTAGGCGGTAACTATTGCTTTGCGGGTGTTGATGAAATTGATACGGTGCAGCGCAAAATATTAGATCTCAGTTGGAAGAAATTAGTAGGACGGGTGCGCGTAGGACATTGCAATCAAATATTTTGCACTACTACTCCTGAGGGCTTTAACTTTGCCTACGACTTTTTTGGTTCGCCAGAATCAATTAATAAAAGCGATCGCGTATTAATAAATCTCAGTACATTAGAAAATCCATTTACGACTGATGACTATATCCGATCGCTTTACGAAAACTACCCACCAAATTTAATCGATGCGTATGTGCATGGTCAATTCGTAAATCTTGCATCACTGACTGCTTATTATGCCTTTGATCGCCATCGCAATAACTCAAATGAAACAGTGCAGCCTAATGAGAGATTGCATATAGGTCAAGATTTTAACGTAGGCAAAATGGCGAGTGTTGTATATGTCCAAAGAGGGCAGAACTATCATGCTGTCGATGAACTTTGGGGGATGCATGATACATCACACACGATTGAGACAATTAATAATAAATATCAAAATCATAGTAAATATTTATATCCTGATGTATCAGGTAATCAGCGCCATACATCAGCTACAGCATCACAAACAGATTTAAGCTTATTTGGTGCGGCGGGTTATCAAATTGTTAGAGGTACGACTAACCCCGCAATTAAGGATCGGGTTAATGCCATGAATACGGGTTTTTTAAATGCATTAGGAGAATCGCACTTATATGTAAATGTAAAGCGGTGTCCTAATCTTACAAGATGCTTAGAGCAGCAACCATTGGGAGATGATGGCAAGCCCGAAAAGAAAAAAGATCTTGATCACTTACCAGAGGCGGCGGGTTATGCTGCTTATAGATTATTACCAATTAGAGCAGGATCAGGATTCGGTACTAGTCGGGCGCGTGGGTAGTGTATCTGTTGCTTTAGTTACCGTATCCTTGCTAATCGTAATCGACTCAAGCGCACTACGCGATCGCAAATCTTTGGGGACAACAACGCCTAACTTCTTAAGATTAGCTCTAATCTCTGCTACTTTGCCAGTATTAGCATGTGAAATAATTGCTAAATGTTTTTTTATAGACATATAATAAAAACAAATCAATACTTATAGATTATGTCGGAAATTGAAATCATTCAACCTAATGAAGCGTTTACATGGCGCTCCAATAAATTAGGTGAGAATAATAAAGCTAGCCCAAACTATAAACACCCTGATTATATTGAATATCAATATGATGTAGAGCGTTGCGAAGACTTCTATGAGGGGCGTAGAGCGTGGATATCAGGACGTTATTACAGCAATTTTGACACAATTAAGCTACAGGAATATCTACCTAAGAACCCTGCTGAAGAAACCGAAGAGTATTTTGATCGGGCGCGACAAACTCTGTTTCATAACTTTTTCCGTCCATCGGTTGACATGTTTGCTGCATTGATAAGCAAATTTGACCTTACAGACAATGTAAGTGAATCAATACTTATCAATCAAAGCAATATTGACCTTAAGGGATCTGACTTAATCAGCTTCAAAACTGATGCAGATACGTGGGCATTACGTGATGGCTTTGCGGTAATAGTCGTCAGCTATCCAGAGAATGCGATCGCTAATCCTAGACCATACTTAAACTTAATTGAACGTGATGACCTGATTAATTGGGATTTCACCTATGACGAAAGCGGCGCTGAAAAAATGACGCTAGCTGTTATTAAGCGTGAAGAAACCGAAAAGATTAATCAGTTTGCAAGTGAAGAAATTGAGACAAGATGGGTCTATTCTTTGGATAAAAACGGCTTTGTAACTACTGAGAAATATTACAAAAGCATTGAGAAATCAAAGCCTAGTCGTGGTAAAAAGACTCAAGAGTTAGAACTTTGGATTAGCTACGATCCGCCCCTGATCTTACGCGATGCAAATCAGCAGCCATTGACCGAGATTCCGATTGTGATTTACTCAGTAAGCGATCGCGATGCTATCTGCTCAGCACCTCCCCTATTGGATTTGCTTGAAAAGGTAAAATGCCATTACCAGAATTACTCTAGCTATCAGCGCACAATCTATAAGTTACAGCCAACCTATAAACGCAAATGGGCTGACTTTATCCCAGATAATCCGCCCTCACTGGTGATTGGTGGGAGCTTAGCAATCGAATGCTCTAACGGCTCTGATGTTGGCGTTTTGCAGATTGACCCATCCGCAGTAGAACCTATGCGTCAAATGCTTTCAGATTTGCGTGCAGAAATCAAAGCGGAGGCATTGTCATTTTTAGGGCAAGGATCGGTGCAGCAAACTGATGATGAGATTGCCCTTAAGATGGCACAGGGTAAAGCCTCATTACGCAAGTTTGCTTTAAGGCAAAAGAGCTTATGGCAAACGGTATTTAGTTTCTGGGATAGGTGGACAGGAGTAGAACCAACTGACGCAAGTATTGATGTGGACATTAATGTACTTGATAAGCCAGTCACTCCTCAAGAAGTGCAAGTAGTACTTGATGCTGTTGCCACTGGTACGATGGACGCAGACACGGGATCGGCTAAACTAAATCAGTTGCGATGGTTGCCTGAGGGGCTAAAACTTAGTGCGATCGCGCCGCCGCAAAGTATTCCTCAAACTAATAAAGTGATGATTAATAAGGTTGACGATTCAGAAGATGATAATGATGATGAGGTGCAATCATGAGTACATGGACAGCAACCGATGTCGCAAACATCAAAACAATATTCAACCTTGAATATAAATATGTGCGGAGAATTGAAGAAGCTCTTACAGATTTTGAGAATCAATATACTGCTACCGCGATCGCTGATTTGCAAACCAAAATCAATGAGGCGATCGCCCTGAAAGCAACCATCGCAGGAATAGAGCAAAGTGCAGATTTTGGAGTTACGAGTCAATCAGTCCCATCCTTTTACTCAATCACTCGCAAGGATGGCACTGAGGTAAGCGGCTATCGCAATGCCTATGACAGCCTCAAGCAAACGATAAGCAACGAGCTTAGATTGCAAGACGTTGCACGAATCAATACAACTAGAATTATTAGAGCTTAGGAGAATTTATGCGATTTCATTGGAATCATTATTTTTATCAATCTGAAACTACCGACGGTGACACAGGCGGGGGTGCTGATAATCCATTGGGCCCAAAGGGAGAAAAAGCTTTAGAAGCAACCAAACAGAAAGCGCGTGAACTCGAAAAACAACTTGCGGAAGAGCGTGAGAAAAATAAAAGATTTGAGGGTATCGACCTAGCCAAAGTTGAGGAGGCTCTCAAATTCCAGCAAGAGGCGGCGATCCGTGAGGCTGAAGCAAAAGCCAATACAGAAGAAGCCCGCAAACTTGAAAGAGAACAAGCGGCTGCTGAGAAGAAACGTTTGCAAGCCGAAAAAGAGCAAGCTGAAAAGGAGAAACTAGCAGCAAGGCAAGAGTTAACTGAAACACGTATCGATGCAGCGATCGCTCTTAACTTGGCTAACACTGGTATCAAACCTCAGTACACTGGCTTACTATCCAAGGATCAGGAGTTTCGTGGTCAGCTAGCCTATATGACCAAAGCCGCCGATGGTGTAGATAACGACGGGATCTATGTTGTCGATAAGTCTGGCGATCCTCGCTATCATCCAGATGATCGCAATAAGTATCTACCAATTGACCTTTGGATTGAGACTGAGATCGCCAAGAAATATCCTGATATGTTTGTTGCGCGTGTCGGGACTGGTGATGGCTTAAGCGGTAGACGTGGCAAGCGTGGCGGCGGTCTAGATATTGAAGCACTTGGCAAAATGAGTCCAACACAACGAGCCGAAGAGGCAAGACGAATGAATTTAAGATAATCAACAAAAAAGGAGCTGTTACGCTCCTTTTTTGTTTGGCTCAAAATAATGTTAGCTGCCCTTTTGGCGCTGGTTTGGGCTTCTTGGTTTTTACAGGTGCAAACGGATCATGATTGGCTATTCGATCGCGCATCACCTCAAAATAGTGCCGATCTTTTTCAATGCAGATATAGTTTCGATTGGTGTTTATGGCGGCGATCGCTAATGTGCCACTCCCTGCGGTGTTGTCTAAGATTAGTTCGCCTTCTTGGGTGTAGGTTTTGATTAGGTATTCGATAAGTTGGGTAGGTTTCTGTGTGGGATGGGTTAATCCGCTATTATGTTTTGGCTTATTGAACTTAACAATCGTTTTGGGATACCTGAATGTTGTTAGGTTTTGACTTGAGTTTTTTACGAATCTACTGCCAGATGTCCCTAAAACAGAATTTTTCCCTTGTGTATTGGAAACAAAACCAGCGTCCCACATTTCAGGGTTATACGTTGTCCTTCCTTCGCAAAATACCGAAATATTCTCATGGTATTTTAACGGCTGGACTTTAGCTAATGCAGGATTACTTGGGGCATCCTTCTCCCAAATCCACTCATACTTAAACCACTTAGGATTAGACATCACAAGCGCACTGGTAAAAGGCTGCGAGCCAAAAAGACAAATCGCGCCATTAGGCTTAATGATTCGCTTGTACTGTTCCCATAGGCGATCAAAGGGAATGACTACATCCCACTTGCAAGCAGTGATTCCAAATGGGAGATCCGCGATGATGCAGTCGATACTTTTATCTGCAATATCCTTCATTACCTCTAGGCAATCACCATGAATAATAGAGTTGGGAGCGATCGCCATTAGCTTAAACCTCTACTAAAAATACACATTTGACTGTCAGATTTATTCCTGTTCTTTTTAATTGACTTTACGCTTGTATCATCCGTTAGGTAATAACCAATATTAGCTTTTACCTTTTTCCAGTCTTCAGGACTCATATCAGCCTTAGCTCTATTCTCAAACCATGTCAGGAATTGTAAGTTACACAAATCAAAAGTACCGCCCAAAGCTTTTGGCACGATATGATCAATAGAAGGCATCAGCCATTTATCTTTGTCATTTAGAATCCATTTTGAATACACCTTATTGAATTGATCGTCATAGTAAAATTTTTCAATAAAAGCAGTGTACTTTTGTAGGTCAAAATGCTTTCTATGTCTTGAAATCACCCTGTTTAGAAATTTAAGCTTTTCAATATCTTCAAAGCTATGCAACCATTCATTGCTTACTTCATGGAGTAAATGAGTCTCCATGTTCCTAACAAGTTTTTCTTCAGAGGTATTGTAGACGCGAGTTTTCTTAGAGATCTTGGCATCATGAAAGCCTTTCTCGGCTAATCGTCTTCGAGATTCACCTATCTTCCGTTTGTGTTCATCAGATAAAGGCTTTTTAATACGCTTACCATCTGCTACAAAACCATATTCATTAACTCGGCGCTGGATAAAATGGTGATTGGTATTGAATTGATCCGCAATCCTTCTAACACCCCATTTCTCTACCTCGTATAATCTTTGGATCTCATTAATATCTGCTTCTGTTAAAACTATTGGCGCTCTTCTGTCTATCATCTCAAACCTCTTGCCTATATCCCATATACTAACATGGATAAACATGGATAAAGCAATAAAACAAGAGTATTTGGGATTATATTACGCTATTAGGCGCAATCTGCCCTACGGTCAATCCCTCAATATTGTTAATTACATTCATGTTTATAATTCTAAAGCAATCGCCACGACAAACAGCAACAACGAGCCGCAACTATAAGCAAGGGCATAGCGAGGTGATATAAATCCTAGCGCGATCGTTGAGAGACAGCCGACCATTGACAATGCTGAGAGAATACCTTTAATCATTTTGGTTTTATCGCTCAATCCCTTTATTGTAAAGCGTTTTGCGATATAATATAGAAATACCCCGCGATGCTGAAACATCCGAGGCGTGATCAACCTGATATATAGGCTAATATGACTAATCTTATCAAACATTCGTACAACGGCGCGATTATCTCCCAAGAATCCGATGGCTATGTTTCGCTTACTGATATGGCGAAAACTCACAATAGATTGGTTGCTGATTATCTGAGAACTGATACCACTAAAGCTTATTTACAAGCGCTTTCTTTGGATATGGGAATTCCCATATCGGCTCTAGTCAACACTTTCAAGGGCGGTAAAGGGAAACAAGGGACATGGGCACATCCTGACATTGCGATCGATTTCGCTCAATGGTGCAGCCCCACTTTCAAGGTTTGGGCTAATCGTGTTTTGCGTGGAGTGATTACTCAAGAAAAACCAGAACCCAAAAAAGCGATCGCCTATTACTCTGATCGCTGTGCTGATATCCGCAAAAACTTGGTAAAGCCAAAAGGTCATTGGTGTGTCATTGAGAAGTGCAATCACCTTTTGTTGGAGGTTGAGAAAGCTGGTTATCCAATCGATAGGTACGATTTGTTGGATAGCAGCATTGGCAAGAGGTATGCACAATACCGACGTGAGATTGGCTACTCAGAGCCTACGCAGTCAGCGCACTATCAGCTACCACATTGCCCTCATCCTGTAACGATCGCTTGCTATCCAAGCAGTGAGCTTGGTATTTTCTCTGATTGGCTTGAAGGTATTTATGAGGAGCGTCACCTCAACAAATATTTGCAGGAAAAGTATGGGAAACTCGCAAAAATTTAAATTTGTGCTATTTTAGTAATCAACTGACTCAATAACTTTTGCTTATCGCAATGTTCGCAAAAGTTATTGAGTACTAATAAAAGAATTTTTCGCAATGAATTTCTTTGATTTAGTGAGGCGCAATGCCAGCAGAAGGTATTGCAAATCATTAGATATAAAGAGAAAAAAGATGGCATTAACCCTTACAGAAGCCGCAAAGATTGCGCTTAATGAAGGCAAAGTATTTGAATCGGCAATTATTGAGCAGTTCGCTAGCTCTAGCGGAATCCTCGAAAATATTCCCTTTGTGGATATCGCAGGTAATGCATATAGCTACAACAGAGAAGAAGCGCTTCCTGGTATCGGTTTTCGCGGTGTAAACGAAGGGTATGACGAATCGGTAGGCGTTGTTAACCCTGTAACCGAAACACTGTCTATCTTAGGCGGTGATCTTGATGTTGATAAATTCGTTATCGACACAATGGGCGTAGGTGTTCGCTCTCAGCATGAAATGATGAAGGTTCGGGCCCTAGCTTTGGCGTGGACAAAAGAATTTATCCAAGGCGATACAGCTACCAATATTAAAGCCTATGACGGATTGCGTAAGCGCTTGACTGGTACTCAGTTAATCGACAATGGCGCTACTTCTGGTGGTGATGTACTGAGCCTTGAACGCTTGGATGCAACCATTGATGAGGTTACGAATCCTACTCACATCATCATGAATAAGACCATGCGACGGGTGCTGACTAGCGCCGCTCGTAATACGTCTGTGGGTGGTTACATCACCTATGAACTCGATAGTTTTGGTCGTAAAATTGCGTTTTATAACGATCTTCCTATCATCGTCTTGGATCAAGATGGCTCTAAATCTCAGATCTTGCCCTTCACTGAGGCGGCGGCTTCTGGTACAGCTCAAACCACTTCTATCTACGTTGTTTCGTTTGACACGATGGGAGTACATGGTTTGCAAAACGGTGGTATGCAAATCCGCGATTTAGGTGAGCTAGATACTAAACCCGTATTTCGTACCCGTGTTGAGCATTACCAATCGATCGCCATTAAGGACGGTCAGGCTGCTGCTCGTTTGCGTTACATCAAGTCTGGCGCTGCTGTCGCTTAATTTAATCAGGGGATATCCCCTGATTAATAATTCACAATGCTTTCAAGTATTTTTAAACAGGTAAAAACCTAATGGCTACAACTTTTTCAACTATTGCAGATCGGCGCGTTCGTGGTACTTACGACGCTGCTCTTGCGTTGCGTACCCCTGAAGCAGCGGCGCTATCTGCTACTACTTCCACAACTCGACTAGCCTTTGCTTGCCGCAAAATCGAAGCTTTCAAGGTTTGCTTTGATATTGAAGCTTACACAAGCTACAGCGCTGGTACTGCTGAATGGACGATCGCTGTTGACGTATCTGCTACCGTAGGCGGCTCTAGTACCGTAATCGGTACTATTCTCCCTGCTCAATTAGCTGGTGCTGCTGGCGAACTAGAGATCGTATTTGGCGGCGCTGAAATTGCTGCTAAATTGGCGACTGCTGAAGCGATCGGCTTGGTTTGCACCAAGACTGGCTCCCCAGGAAACTTAACCCTATCCGCTTGGATTGTACCTGTTCAGTAAGCCATGAAAAACGTTCAAAACCCTGTCACGGTAATCAAAGAGGGGCACATTGTAAAAGATGTTTACCTCTCTGATTTGGAATCATGGCAATCTGAAGGATACGAAATTTACGATCCCACAGCACCTGTTGCCACTGAAGAACCAGAAGCGATCGCACCAAAGAAAAAAGCAAAATCTACACCTGTAGAACCTGAATAACTAAACGGAATAGGCGATCGCAAGGTCGCCTATTTTAATAAAAATGACAGTACAAACTGATTTACAAACAAATTTAGACGCTTACATACAAGCTAATTTCTCTGGTAGTTTAGCTGAAGTTTCGGCTAGCAAAAAACCGTTAGAGGATTTGCTAGATATACAGCAATCACTAAGCAGTGGCGGCGGTTCTGGTGGCGTTGCTGACACGACTGCAACAGGTACAATTACCACTGAAAATCTAGTCCCCGCTGGCGTTGCAACGGCTGGCTCCGCTGTATCTATAGACCTTGATAGTAAGGGTACAGTTACGATTCAAGTAACTGGAACTTATACAGGCGCTCTATCAGCGCAAATCACGACCGATGGGACTAATTGGATTACTCCAGCAAATGCCGTATTTAAAAACATGACCACAGGTGCGAATAGTGTTACTATTCCAAGCGCATCTGTGGGGATTTGGCAGATTGAAGTTATCGGTCATGCAAAGTTCAGATTGAGCGCTCTTGCAGCCGTCACGGGTACAGCTACAGTAGCTTTAAGAGCGGCGGCAAATACTTCACAGGTAAGCGTTGCGGGTGTATCTACAGCATCGAATCAAACAACTGGAAATGCTTCTCTAACAAGTTTGGTCGCAGCGGCGATTCCTGCGTTTACCAATAGCCCTATTAATCTGGGATCTGCTAACGCTGCTACGCTCAAGGCTAGCGCGGGGGCGGTTTACAAAGTGTATTGCTACAACAAAAATGCAGCAACGAGATTTTTCCAAATCCACAATAAAGCAACTACGCCTGTGAATACTGAAGTCCCCGTCGAATCATTTCCAGTAGCTGCTAATTCGGCGCTGATAATTGATTCTACCTTTTGGGGTGCATCTGGTCGAACTTGTAGTACTGGCGTATCGTGGGCTTTCAGTACTACTGAGGCAACCTTAACGCTGGGCACTGCTGCTGACGTAACTTCTAGTGTGGGGTATTTGTAATGAGTGGAATAATCTTTGGTGGGCTTGTAATTCCTGATAGCTCTATTACCCCTGCAAAGCTATCACAGCCATTAACCCTAGCAACTGCGGTAAACAGCACCTCAGGGACTTCTATCGATTTTACTGGAATTCCCAGTTGGGTTGATAAAATTACCATAATGTTTGACCGAATATCAACAAATACAACAGCAGCGGCTTTGTTGGTGCAAATAGGGTCTGGTTCTATCACAAATACAGGTTATGTTTCGCAAGCCTGGACTGCATCGGCAGGAAGTGTTGTTACGTCTGGCTTTAATGTGGGTGGTATGGGTTCACCAGCCACGAACACTCTTTCAGGAATGACTGTATTGAGTCTTGTGGGGGATAATCTTTGGGTGTTAAGTTCCGTAATAGGATTTATGAATGTAAGCTCTGTGGGCTGGACGAGCGCAGGCTCTTCTCCTGCGCTCTCAGGAGCATTAGATAGAGTTCGCATTACTACAGTATCGGGTACTGCTGTTTTTGACGCTGGAACAATTAATATTCTTTACCAATAAAAATCATGGAACGGCTTGAATACGATTTAAGTACAGGTGAGCTAAAAACTATTCAGCTCACTCAAAACGAGATTAACGCAATAGCGGCTAATCAATCACCAGCGCCTATCCGCACAATTGACGCAAGGCGATTACGACTGGCACTGCTGCAATTAAATCTTTTGGATAGTGTAGAAGCTGCGATCCCCACATTAGGTCGCGCTGCCCAAATTGATTGGGAGTACGCTACGGATATTAAGGAAGATTATCCTTTGGTGATTTCCTTATCAACTGAGTTGGGCTTAAATATTAGCAAAATTTTTGATGTTGCGATCGCGATAATCTAAATATTTCTATCAATACGATCTCCACTAAGCAACCTAAAAAGCAAACCAAAAAAAATTTAATAAAATGCCTTGTAGTACTCCTCTCCCAATAAACAAATTTACAAATAATCCTATTTTAATTGGGTTCCATTGGAAGGATTCGCTCGTATTTGCTACGGGTACTCTAGCCAGCCCTACCTATTTAAACCTCAGTTTGTACGATGTTTATTTTGCGATCGCCCCTTCATTTACATCAGCTATTAGCCTAGCTCCTACGATTACTAAATTATCTAACGGGCTTGCAACGTTTGAGTTTACTGATGTGCAAACAGCAACT